ACTACCGCAATACATAACATAAAACAAGCAAATAACCTAATAGAAACAGAAGATTGGTTTAAAAATAAAATGAAAATTATTTGCCAGAAAATTGAACTTGTTGAAATTTAGTGTATATTTGCAGTATAAAAGATACATAGGCGAAGTACGAACCGACTATGTGTTTAGTGGTTAAATAATAATAGCCTCGATAGTTCGTACCTATCGGGGTTTATTTTTTTTATGGCAAAAGACCCAGCTTTTTTATTTTACCCAGGCGACTACGTAAGTGGAACAATGGGAATGACATTTGAAGAGAAAGGTGCATATATGGACCTGTTAATGCTTCAGTTTAATCGTGGTCATATGACACATCATATGATACATCATACGGTTGGTCACTTGTGGGATCAAGTGAAATGCAAATTTGTGCAAGATGACGAAGGTCTATGGTACAACGTTCGACTTGATATTGAAAAGGAAAAGCGTAAAACGTTTACTGAGTCAAGACGTAACAACATTAAAAGCAAATCAAAGAGCAAAGAAGAGTCATCATATGAAATTCATATGAGTAAACATATGACACATCATATGGAAAATGAAAATGAAAATATAAATAAAGATATTATTATTAATAAAAATAAATGTAAATTAGAAGACGCTTTAGAGTATTTTAGTATTCGTATAGGAGTAGATCAAGGAAAAATAGAAGCTGAAAAGTTTTTTAACTACTACGAAAGTAATGGTTGGAAAGTAGGTAAAAACTCTATGAAAAACTGGAAAGCGGCTGCAAATAATTGGATAACCAACTCAAACACATATGCAAAAGGAACTTCAAACAATCAGCGAAAACTTACAAAAGGCGAACAGTTTAACCTCGACGGGTACAACCTTATCCACGCTACTTCCTACGGAACAGGAGATTATGACCGCATTTTCGGGGGATAGGATTAGAAGCATTAATCAAACAGTGCTTAATCAAAACTTGATCTATATAATGCAGCTTGTAGGTTTAAACGTAATGCCAGACAAAATCAAAATGTCTGTTTTAGAAGATTGGATAAGAACTGAATACGGTAACTTTACAATAAACGAGGTCAAAGTAGCGTTTAAACAAATGGTAGCCAATGACTTTATAGACCACTATCAAAACTTTAGCCCTGCTTACTTTAGTCAGGTAATGGATAGGTACAAGAAAAAAGCAAACGAAATACGCAAAATGATACCACAAGAACGAGTAGAAGCAGTACCTCACTTAACAGATTTAGAGATAATAGATTACAGTTATCAAGAATATAAATTACTTGAAAATAGAACATTTGATAGAGTGTTTAACCCATTGAGCGTATTTACAAAGCTTAACAATACAGGCATAAAGAAGTGGACTAAAGAAGATGGCGCAATAGCTAAAAAGAAACTAATGGAGATTATTACTTACAAAGCTAACAAAATGGATATGCTAAGCGCAAAGCAATATAGAGATGAGTGGACTGAAAGCTGGTTAAAGAACCAAGCAAGAGCAGTAGCAGTAGCTTTATTTTTTGAAGAGCAAATTAAACAAAACAAAACAACTTTTAAATGAAACAAATAAACTTATTTGGTCAAGAATTTGCACCAAACAAAGACGATCAAAAATACTCAAGTAAAATAGAAGCACCTATTTACGAGCCTAAGAACGTAAAGCCTCATATTTTAGAGTTATGCGATAAGTCAAAAACTCACAGAATTATTAAAGAGATTGAAAGTTCTAATGTATCTAATGACGAAAAGTTTTTTCTTATAGATGCAGCAAGACGTCATAATGTCTTTAATTATGAAAAGATAGCAGATTATTATGCGCACTCTTCTAAAGAAATGCAGACACTAATGGAACGCAGTGGACTTGTTATTATAGATTTTGACAAAGCTATTGAGTACGGGTATGTTAAGCTATGCGATGACATCAAAAAACAATATTTAGAAGAGTATGGAGAATAAAGATTATACTGTGTTTATTATTTCTAACAATAGACCTAATAAAGTTTACACAGACACGATGCTAAATAAGTATAACTATACTGGTACGTCATACATTGTTTTAGACAATGAAGATAAAAGTATTAATGAGTACATTGAAAAGTTTGGTGAACATAGAATTAAAGTTTTTGACAAGAAAGCAATAGCTGATAAAACAGACGAAGGCAACAACTTTGATAATAGACGTACTACTACACACGCAAGAAACGCCTGTTTTGATATTGCTGAAAGCTTAGGATATAAGTATTTTTTAGTATTAGATGACGATTATACTGTATTTAGATACAGATACATAGATCAATATATTACAAAAGGCTATGTTCAAAATCTTGATAATTTATTTACTAAAACTTTTGAGTACTATAAGAACAATAAATTCTTATCTATTGCGTTTGCTCAAGGTGGTGATTTTATAGGTGGTGAGTCGTGCGGGTTACTTAAAAACTACTTATTTAATAGTCGTAAATGTATGAACTCTTTTTTCTGTTCAACAGATAGAAGGTTTTGGTTTTTAGGACAATTAAACGAAGACGTCAACACATACGTAACTTACGGCAACAGAGGTGACTTATTTATGACAATACCTTTTGTAGGTCTTGAACAAAAAGCAACTCAATTAACTGCGGGTGGTATGACAGACGCTTATTTAAAATACGGTACATATGTAAAAAGTTTTACAACTGTTATGATGCAGCCAAGCAGTGTGTTTGTAGCTATGATGGGCTTTACTAAAAATAGATTGCATCATAGAGTCATACAAAGACATACGACTCCTATGATTATTAAAGAAGCTTATAAAAAATAAATTTTGTTAATATCAAAAAATTTAATATAGTTTTGTATTATGACTGCAAACGAACTAACTAAAGAAGCAATCAAGACGCTGAATAAAAACGGTGCTTTTGTATGGCGAAACAATAACCTTGCAGTACGTGGTCGTACTTTTATAGGACTAAAGGGAGTTCCTGACGTCGTAGGCTTTACAAATCAAGGTGTAGCAGTATATTGCGAAACAAAAGCAATAGGCGACAAGTTAAGCAGTTATCAAATAGCATTTTTAAACTTAGCAAAAGCTTCAAAATGTTTATGTTATATAGCAACAGAAGAGAATGGCAAACTATTATTAAAAGAATATGAACCGGAATAGCATCATAGTTCAGTTGTGGGATAGCACAGAATTAAAAGACGCCATCAGCAAAATGCAGCCTGTAGAGTTGCAAGACGATCTACGCAGCGAACTATTTAAGGTGCTATGTGAAATGGACGAAGACAAGCTAATTGATATGCACAAGCGCAATGTATTAAAGTTCTATTTAGTTAGAACAATGATTAATATGATGCAAAGTAATACAAGCCAGTTTTATAGAACATACAGAAAACCATTGAATGCAGAAGTAGAGCTTCACGATAGAGATGAGGAGTTGCTTAATCGTGTAGAAGACGAGTTAAGCAAACTGCATTGGTTTAGTAGCGACTTGCTTCGACTTTATGCTATTAACCACAACTGCAACGCTAAAGAATTAAGCAGGGTTACAGGCATACCTTATATGACAATACATAGGGTATTGAAGCTAACAAAAAAAGAACTAAAAAAACAATTAAGAAAATGATACTAACAATATTAGCAGCTATAAGCTTTGCTTTATTCTTTGTAGAAGTACATCAACTGCATATCAAATGGAAGTTAAACTTTAAGCCGTTTAGCTGCACGAGTTGTTTAAGTGCTTGGGTAGGTCTTGCTTTGTTTATGTTGCCTGACTTATTTACAAACATAATAGCGGTAGTATTTATACCTGGAGTACTTGCACCAATCATAACTAAATTAATGTGGAACTTATGGAAATAGAACATCGCAATTATTTAGATCTGCACAGACCTAACTACGAAATGGTGCAGAATGGATATGTTAGAAACATAGATTTAGACATACTAAAAATGTATGAGCATATCTACCGCAAGTATATGAGCGAAGATTTCATATTAACAGTATGGTGCAGTCATTGTATCTTCGATATGATTAAACGTTTGTATGAATGGTACGATGCACAACCTAAACCTAAAAATAAAAAGAATGGCTAATTTTATCCACCCCACCGCTATCATTGGCGATAACGTAATTATCGGAGACGGCAACTACATTGGTGCTTATTGTATTATAGGCGACAAAGCAGAACATAAAAAGTTTTGGCAAAAAGAAAAAGGCAAAGTATACATAGGCGATAACAATGTTATCACAGGTCTTGTAACTATTGATGCAGGTACAGAGATAGATACTTTTATTGGTAATGGTTGTTTTATAATGAAACACGCACACATTGGACACGACTGCACAATCTTAGACAATGTAACAATAAGTTGCGGTGCTAAAATAGGCGGTCATTCTATTATTGACAATGGTGCTAATATAGGACTTAACGCAGTTCTGCATCAGTTTGCAAACGTAGGAGAAAATTGTATGATAGGTGCAAGTGCCTTTGTTAAAGGCGATGCAAAAGCAAATACTAAATATGCAGGAGTACCAGCAAGGGAAATAGGCTCAAACATAAGATAATGAAAGTAGCAATTTTATTACTAACACAAAACAGACACGACTTAACGCAGCGTGTAATTAATCATAACTTCTATAACTCAGGTTACGATGCGGACTGCTTCTTAATAGATAACGGAAGCGACACGCTAAGGTTATTTGATTATCCTTTTAAAGATTATAATTATTCAAAAGAAAAGAGAGGTATAGCAGCAGGAGTTAATGCAGGGTTAAGAATGACCGAGAATTACGATGCGGTTTGTTTGTTAGCTAATGATATTTTATTACCAACCAATTGGCTGCAAAATTGGGTTATGTTTTCTCAACGTGTGTCAAAAACGGGCATTATTGGAATACATTGTGTAGAGGACTTGCCACCGATTGTAGACGGGGTTCATAAAACGCACACACCTTTTGGCGATAACTTTATTACTCGGGAACTTATAGACAAGGTTGGCGGTTACAATGAAGCCTATGACCCTTACGGAATGCAGGATAGAGATTACGGAGAACGTGCAACAATAACAGGCTTTACTAATTACTACCTTCCAGATATGAGGTCGGAACATATAGGACACGATGTAGGCAACGGCACGGACTATCGTAGAATGAAAGACGAAAGTTTAGCAAGGGCGCAAAGCGTATGGGATAAATACCAAGACATTTATCATAATCAAAAAAATATAAGATGCGAATACTTTGCATAACATCAGCCAACAGTGGGGTTGGATTGCATCGCATTATGATGCCAATAGTACATATGCAAAAGGACTACGCACTTATTACTGACGTACTTAATGACGAGTTATTAGAGCAAGGTTGGGATATTGTTTTAATGAATAGAATGTTAAACGAAATATCCGCAACGCAAATGGACACCTGGAGAACTAAGTACGGGTTTAAGTTAGTAGTCGATAACGATGACTATTGGAACTTAGAGCCAAGCCATTTGTTGTATCAGCGTTATATGATGCAAGACATACCTTCGCAAATCATAAGTTATATGCAGATAGCTGACCTTTGCACTTGTACGCACGATAGGTTAGCAGACGAAATAAGCAAGTACAATAAGAACGTACACATACTACCCAACGCATTACCTTACGGGCAGGAGCAGTTTACGGATAACAAGACAGAAGATTATAAGGTAAGGTTATTCTGGAGCGGTAGCGGAACGCACGAAAAAGACCTTGAACTATTAAGGCAACCTTTTAAGCGTTTACAAGGTATGAATATAAGAACTGTGATAGCAGGATATAACGACGGGGAGAAACCTGTATGGGATAAAATGATAGATGCTTTCACTTGTGGGCTAAAGCTTAACCCTACTATATATAACTACGCAAGAATTACAGAATATATGGGCAGCTATACAGATAGCGATATTTCGATTATTCCTTTAGTAGATAGCAGATTTAATGCTATGAAGTCAAACTTAAAGGTATTAGAAACGGCAGCTAAAAAGAACCCTGCGGTAGTTAGCCACGTCAATCCGTACCTTGATATGCCAGTTCACTATGTCAAAAGTCAAAAGGATTGGTATAAACATATTAAAGATTTAGTAAGCGACGAGGCTATGCGTAAGGAAAGCGGACAAAAGCTTTTTGAGTTCTGCCAAAAGAATTATAACTTCGAGGCAATAAATTCCGACCGAAAGTATATTTATAGTAAACTATGCCAGTAATAAAATGCTCAAACGGGAAATATAGAATAGGGAACGGGGGTTGTGTTTACGACACCGAAGAAAAGGCTAACCAAGTTTGGAAGGCAATATTAGCAGGTGGCAAGTTTGCGGAAAGCTATACGGACTACCCAGAGTCAGCTACTAACAATGCAAAACGGGCTATTGAATGGGCGGAGAAAAATGGTTGGGGTTCTTGTGGAGAAGCAACTGGCAAAGCACGAGCAAGACAATTAGCTAACCGAGAACCTATTAGTAGAGATACGATAGCAAGAATGGCATCGTTCAAAAGACATCAGCAACATAAAGACGTACCTTATAGCGAAGGCTGTGGCGGTTTAATGTGGGATGCCTGGGGCGGTACGAGTGGGGTTGAGTGGGCGATTAATAAACTAAAAGAAATTGACAAAAACTAATTTTCATACTTAAATTTTTTATTATTAATCAACGGAAAATTTAATGGGGAAAGTATGAAAAAACACACACAGATATATTTGCAGGGAATGGGGTATAAAAAAACGGACTTCATTCCTTGCGAAGTGTGTGGCTCACAAGCGGTAGACATTCACCACATAAATGCAAGGGGAATGGGTGGCAGCAAAACGGCAGACGTGATAGAAAACCTTATGGGGTTGTGTAGAAAGTGCCATATAGAATACGGAGACAAAAAACAATATAAAGAGTTTCTAAAAGACATACACGCAAAGCATTATGGCAAAGATTAAAGAAAATAGTAGTAAGGTAAACTTTGGAAAGCGCAAAAGAGGTTCTGCAAAGAAGTCCTACAACAAGCACAATCCAAGACCGAAACAATATAGAGGTCAAGGCAGATGAGAAAGTTAAACGCACTATGGTTATTGCTTACGCATAAGGCTTACTTCGTAGCCGTATGCAAGACAGGATTTAATGGAGATGATATGACCACAATAGGTAACTATACTTACGCAATGGCTGAAACCTTAATTAATAAGCACATAGAAGATGTAAACAATTACATTGACCAAGAAGATGCAATAGACGAAGCCAACGACATAATTAACGGGATATTATGATATTACTATCAAGCCAAGTAGAGAGCATAGCCTCACGCAAAGACAAAACAATAAAACTAACTTTAGCAACGCAAGAACTAAGCCCTAAAGATGCAGCTAACTTGTTTCAGCTTAACCAACAGTTCTGCTATCTTGCTATTAAAGAAGAACCTTTTAGTAAAGAAGAACAAGACGTAATAGTAAACCTAAAGGCTGACCCAGACACCTTTAAGACACCAAGCCAAAGGCTACGAGGCATCTTATACAAAAACTACGAACAAGACAACGAAGGTTACAAAGATTTTAACACATATTATCTTTCCGTAATGGATAGGATATGCCAACACTATAAAAACAAAATAGATGGGTAGACATAAAGCAATAGAAACACCTGAAATAATGCTTCAGCTATTTACAGAGTACTGCGAATATGCTAAGAGCAATCCTATTAAAGTACACGACTTTGTAGGTAAAGACGGAGACGAAGTTTACCGATTAAGAGAACGACCTTTGACAATAGAAGGCTTTGAGAATTACTGTTATAATCAAGGGGTTGTGAGCAATATTGACAGATATTTTGCTAACACAGATAATGCTTACGAAGATTTTCGTAGTATCTGTTCGCGTATTAGAAAAACAATTAGGCAAGACCAAATCGAAGGTGGCATGGCAGGAGTTTACAATCCAAGCATCACGCAGCGTTTGAATAGCTTAGTTGAAAAGAGCGAGAACAAACACGAAGTGAGTGAGATTAAAATTACTTACGATAGATAATGCAAACGATAGGTCTACGATTACATAAGCCACACCCTGCACAAAAGCAAGTATTAGATTGCGATAGTCGATTTATAGTTATGATGGCAGGTCGTAGATTTGGTAAGTCGCTTATTAGTCAAACTATCAGCATAGATACTGCGGTCAATAAAAAGCGTGTAGCTTATATAACTCCGACTTATCAGCTTGGCAAGATATTCTTTAAAGAAATAGTAGATCTACTGCCATTAGAGATATACAGCAAGAATGAAAGCGACTTAGTTATTAACTTCATAACTGGCGGTTCTATTCGCTTCTTTACAGGTGAAAGGTTAGACAATCTGCGTGGTCTGAAGTTTCACTTAGCAGTAATAGACGAAGCTTCTTTTATACCTAACTTAGAAGACGGTTGGCTTAACTCGATAAGACCGACACTGACTGACTACAAAGGTCGTGCTATATTCTTATCGACACCACGAGGTAAGAACTATTTTTATAGCTTGTTTAGTAAAGCAGAACCTAATTGGCAAAGCTTTAAATTCACTACATACGATAACCCTTACATAGACCCACAAGAAATAGACGATGCCCGTAAGCAACTGCCTGAAGTTGTATTTGAGCAAGAGTATATGGCAAACCCTGCCGAGAACGCAGCTAATCCATTCGGGACTCAGTACATTCGCAACTGTATACACCCAGTAAGTACGATGCCTGTCGTAGCTTTTGGTATTGACTTAGCGAAGTCGGTCGATTGGACTGTCATAGTAGGCTTAGACGAAAACGGGAACGTAGCTTATTTTGATCGCTTTCAAATGGACTGGCATAACACTAAACAGAACATCATAAGGCTACCTAAAAGTCCTATTCTTGTCGATAGTACGGGAGTCGGAGACCCTATCTTAGAAGATTTACAAAGAGAAGGCGTTAATATACAAGGCTTAAAGTTCACGTCTACAAGTAAGCAGCAACTAATGGAAGGTCTGCAATCAGCTATACATCAAGGCAAGATCGGTTACCCTGACGGCATTATCAGTCAAGAACTCGAAATCTTTGAGTATCAATACGGAGCAACGGGAGTTAAGTACTCAGCACCTTCAGGCTATCACGATGACGCAGTTATGGCCCTTGCTTTAGCTTGGCAGAACTTCAGCTTAAAGCGTGGCACTGGTAGATACGCTTTCCTATAATTGCAACATTGTTGCAAATAAAATTTACAAATCGCCGGTCATCATTTTATATGCCCGTTCATCACAATTTACTTTGTTGCTATGTTAATAATTTGTATATTCGTTTTATATTAGATCTTTATTTATTAACTAAACACAAAACAAATGGAAATCACAAAACTAAATTGGAACGGAAACCCATTTCTTGAAAGGCTCTTATTCTTAATGAGTAAGTACAATCTTACACAACAAGAAGCAGAACCGTTAGCAAAGTTAGATTACAAAGAAATTAAAGAAAAGTTATCTAAGCTTAATTAAAACAAAATAGGGGTGCGACTATTCAACGCACAATTTTAACCTTTAAACTAAACACAATGAAAAAAGAAACCGCACAACTTTTAGCAGTATTTTTAGTAGCTTGTTACCTTATTGGACAACTTCAAGACATCTACTCAAAATGATTTACGCTATATGTCTAATGCTAATTGCAACAGGCTTTGTAATGGCAGCTTTAACTGACTACACAATTAAACACTATGACACAACTAAGCAAAGAATACATAGACAAGTACTACGCAACAGAACCAATTAGTATTATGATGTCTAACATTGATGCTACTTATTTAGAGATACTAACGTACTGCAAAGAGAAAGGCTACGAACCTGCCAAGCGCAGATTAAGACGTGAGCCGAATAGCTTTAAGGTAGGCTACTTTGATATTGATAACTATAAACCAGAAACAATATGAAACGAATATTTTTTATAGCAATGTCCTATTTACAAATATTTATGTTGGGTGCATACGCAACAAGCCACTTTAGATATAATGAACCTATTGAGGCATATAAATGGGCAATAACAATTTTTTTCTTTTTCTTTTGGATAACATTAGCAAACGATAAACCCGAAACAATATGAATACAGATATAAAAGATATAATTAATGGTATGCATTGGTTTGAAATAGACCTTTTAAAAGCTTACTATAATCACAATAAAAATATAAGTAAGTTAAGCAGAGATTGTAAAATATCTTATATGTATTTATGGAGAAAATTAAATAAGTTAAAACAAAATGGTAAATTTGAATTGTTTAACTATCCAGAATTTTTTAACCTGAAATAAACACAATGGAACTACAACAAATCTTTGAAACAACAAAAGAACAAAGGGTGGAGTTTACGCACCAGTTAATTGAACGCTTAAACAATGGGGAACTTGACCCGTTAAAAACGCATCTCCAGGTTAAAGCCTTAGAGGATATGCTTGAAACCCTAAAGAATAGCAAGGACTATAAAGACGCAGTGCTTAATGCAGCCGTACAGAATGGCAAGGAATTCGAGTATATGAGTGCTAAATTTAACGTTCGTGAGGTCGGAGTGAAGTATGACTACTCCAAGTGTGAAAGCCCTGCGTATGAAGAGATAATGAGCGATTATAACGATGCAGCTAAACGCAAAAAGGATATGGAGGACTTTTTAAAGAAAGTACCACATCAAGGACTTGACATCATTAACGGAGTTACTGGCGAAGTTACAAGAGTTTACCCGCCTGCTAAGAGTAGCACAACATCAGTAGCTGTATCATTAAAATAATAAAAATATTATACTTTTTTGCAATTTGCTTACCTTTGGCAGCGTTATGCTACATAGGTGGGCATCTTGCTTATGAGTTAATGCTAAAACTACGCAAATGACACGAAAAGAAAAGGCAAAGGAATTAGTTGACCAATATTTTGTATTATTAAATGGAGCTGTTGAATTTGAAGTATGTAAACAATGCGCATTAATAACAGTAGACGAAATAAGAAACGATAAATTTAACGAAGGCATACTATCAGGCTATTGGTATGAAGTACGCCGAGAAATAGAAAAATTATGACTTGGAACGAATTAACAGTTTGGCAGTACCAACAAATCTACCCAATAGTTACAAAGCCTAATAAAGATTGGTCTAACTTAGACATTGAAAGTAAGCTTGTAGGTATAATCTACAATATGACAGATACGCAAGTAGACAATCTAAGCGTAATGCAGTTTAACAATCTTAGATCTACGCTTGACTTCTTAAAAGACGAAATTAAAGGAGAAGCTTCTAAGTATGTAGAAATCAATGGCACACGATATAGGTTTATTTATGATGTGTTCCAGATTAAAGCTGCTCGTTATATTGAAAGTAAGGTTTTTAGTACTGACTTGATAGGCAACTTGCATAAGATTGCAGCATCAATGGTAGTACCTCAGCGCAAAACCTGGTATGGAAAATGGGTAGACCAAGAGTACGACGCAGCTAATCATAGCAAGTACGCAGACGATATGCTCGAAGCTAAATTTGTCAATGTTTACAATTCGATTGTTTTTTTTTATCAAGTATACAGAAATTGGATAGAAATTTCGAAGGACTATTTGGTAAACGAGATGACGACGCAGGGGTTGACGAAGGAGCAGGCAGACCAAGCGGTAGTAATTTTATGCGAGATTTTGGATGGCAGTATTCGACCAAGGTTGTTGCAGACCACGAAAACATCAAGTTAGACGAAGCTTACGAACTAAATATTATACAATACTTAAACACGCTATCTTATCTAAAAGCTAAAGCTGATTACGACAAAGAGCAGCATAGAAAACTTAAATAAGACCCCCAAACCCCAAACGACCCTGCCAATTTTGGTGGGGTTAGTTATTTTTAGACGTTAGATATATTTATTTGCGTGAGTATAGCAAAAGCACAAATACAAGCGTTAAGAGATATGTATATCCAAAAGCTGGGTATGAAGCCTGATGCTTCTGGAGACCAAGTAGATTTACCTATCTTAGAAGAAACCCTTGCTTTATATGGTAAGTACTTTAATGACGAAATAGTAGCTAACTTATATAAAACAAAGTCGATAAGTTCAGGAGCGTTAGCCGAGCCTGCAATTCCACAAGTAGTTAAGTTTGGCACTAAGTACACTTTGTATGTAGGGTATGAAGCTAATAGCAAACAACTTGAATACTTTAAATTTGTCAATAAAGGGGTAAAAGGTACAGACAATAAGAAAGCAGACGCAAGTAGCCCTTATTCTTTTAAATTTGATAGCAGTAAACCTAATAAAACTGTTCCAATAGAGCCAATAAGAGCGTGGATACAAAAGAACAATTTAAGGTCTATTTCAGTTAAGAAGTATACAAAGCTTGGAGTAGAATTAGAGCAGATAAGAGATAGCAGAAGCATAGCTTTTGTAATTGCTCGAGGCATACACAAAAGAGGTTTGAAATCTACATACTACTTCGATAACGCAGCTAATCGTGTATTTTTTCAGCAACAATTTAGAGATGACATAGCAACTGCTATAGGCGGTGATTTTATATTAAAAATAAGACAATTAACAAATGGCTATAACGATAACAAGTAGTCCTGCACCATATTCGTCTATGCACGATAATCTGTGGTTCGTTTCAAGTTCTACTAATAGTGGTACAACTAACTTTAAGTTCGTGTACGACGTTTACATTAACGGGAGTCAAGTAATTAGATCAAAAGTGTTCCCTTCGCCGAGTGCAGAAGGTAGCTATGGGGTGTTTAACGCATCTCCAATGGTACGCAGCTTTGTAACTAATTACTTTGAGCCTTCAGGTACATCAATACTCGTAGCTTCAAACGATAAGATAAAAGTCGATTATGACGTAAGAATAGGTGAAGAGGTTAGCGGTGTAACTACAACTAACTTAGCATCTGGCAGCTACTCAGCATACAACTTCGTGCCACCATTGTTTGCTGACATATTCTTGACAAAGAATAAAACTCCATTAGTACTATCGGACTATTACGATAACTTACTACTTGAGAATTTTACAGATGACTTTTTGACTGAGCGTGATACAGACGACATTACGCTTGAATATGGCGATAACTTTTATATCACATTCTTGCGCATAGCAACAGGTGGGTATTCTGCTTGGATTGAAGTTTTAGGCGCAGGCGATGTCGTTACTAACACAGTGAGCGGTAACATAACGCTAAGCGGTCAATTTAACTTATTTAACTTACAAGCAGGGCATATAAACAACTGGGCATCAGGCACGATTATAGACGAAGACACTTACGGCTATAACTTCTATTTAAAAAGAGGTGCAGCACAGACAAGGGTTATCAAGATAAGACAAAAGTGCTATCCTAAATACCAACAATTTAACCTGGAGTTCTTAAATAGATTAGGCGGGTGGGATACTAAGAAGTTTGCACTTGTTAATAGAAGGTCAAGCGAATATCAAAGAGCATCATATAGGCGCAGCGATTGGCAGCTTGTAGGTGGACAAATGACAAACATCGATGGATATAACAGATATAACGAAACGACTTTCAACTATGCTATTCAGCATAAGGATAAATATAAGCTTACAAGCGATTGGGTTAGTGAACAAGATTATACTTGGCTATCTCAACTTGTATCGAGTCCTATTGTGTATATGGAAGTTCTTGGTGCTTATTTTCCTGTTACAATAACGACAACAAACTACGAGTATAAGTTAGAAAGCGCAGATAAGCTATTTAACTTTGAAATCGAAGTAGAAGTAGGTAAGTACTTAACAAGCCAATTTAGATAATGATAAGCACAGAGATATATATTGAAGAGCAGAAGATTGATCTATTGCAAGACATATCCACTGAGTTCACTTATGCGATTGACGACGTAAGCGACTTCGGTAGTCGTAATACTTCTTTTAGTAAAACGATAAGTATTCCAGGTACTGCTAACAATAACTTAGTATTTGGTTACATCTTCGAACTTAACAACGCAAACGTAACTTATCCTGACTTGCCAAACGTAGGGTATAACTATAATGTAACTAAACAAGCTAATTGTAAAATTTTTATTGATAAGGTGCAGATATTTAAAGGCACTTTACGAATTTTGGAAATAGTTATAGACAAAGAAACTATTGAATACCAGTGCAGCGTGTTCGGTGAACTTGGCGGTTTTATTAATCAGTTAGGAAATAAGCGTTTAGAAGATTTGAATTTTAGCGCATACAATCACACTTACAGTGTAGCTAATATCAGCGCAAGTTGGGATAACGCAGCTGGCTCTGGTTACTATTACCCACTTATTGATTACGGTAATGTTAGTACAGGACAATACGGAGTATTAAAAAAGGACTTTCAATATACTGCTTTTAGACCTGCTTTGTATGTTAAAGAGTATATAGAAAAAATATTTTCAGATACTGACTACACTTTTAACTGCTCGTTCTTTGATAGTGCTTTATTTAAAAGGCTTATTATACCGCACAACCAAACAAACATAACAACGCTAAACAATGTAAGCCTTAACGCAGCTGCTAAATTAATTACCATTAACACAAACCTTAGTTCTATTGTAGAATATACAATGGTAACGGCAGGTAGTTTTACACTTGACGGATTAGGTCAGTTATTTACATATGGTCCAGGAGCAACAATTACAACTGATATTAATGTTTTATTAAGAGGTAACGTTACTTACTATAATCCACCTTTACCAAACTATTCAGTTATACTTAAAAAGAATAACATCGAAATAGGTAGACAAGATTTTGATGCAAGTGTTAGTAGCTTTATGAATTGTAGCTTCACAGTTAGTGGAGTTACGTTTGCTAATACTGACACAATGCAGGTTGAAATATTAGGTAACGGAATTATTCTTAATATTACAATGGGAGAAATAGGTGTTACTACAAGCACACCTACGCAAGTACAAGTTAATTTAGGCGAAACAATTAAAGTAAACGATACTATCCCTAAAGGTATATTTCAAAGAGATTTCTTTTTGAGCATTGTTAAAATGTTTAATCTTTATGTTTATGAAAATAAGTTTAATGATAAGGAACTTATTATTAGTCCGTATGTCAATTTCTATCCTATTAATTCGTCTACCGCTTTAGATTGGACAGACAAAGTAGATAGATCAAAGCCTATTAGTATAAAGCCAATGAGTGAAGTTAATGCTCGTTATTATAACTATAAGTTTAAACAAGACAATGACTTCTATAATGAAAACTATCGTAAGAAGTACACAGAAGGATATGGCGATTTAATATATGATACTGAGTTCGACTTTGTAAAAGAAACAGATACTTTAGAAGTTATATTTGCTGCGTCTGTATTATATCAAGAAACAGGACAAGACAAAGTTTTTCCTGCTATCTATAAAAAGTCAAACACTAATAGTGCAGAAGATAGAATGGATAGTATTATACGCATAATGCAGACAAAGAAAATAACAGGTGTGAGTTCTTGGAAGATTATGAATGCTGCATCTACTTTAGGTACTTATACAAGCTACGGTTATGCAGGACACTTAGACGATCCGATTAACTCTACAAGCGATATTAACTTTGGTGCGCCTAAAGAAGTACAATTTGCACCTGCTAACTTTACAGAAAAGAATTTATTTGCTGAATTTCATAGTTCTTATCTTGCAGAGATTACAAGTAAAGATAGCAAACTATTAACTTGTTTTGGCTTACTTGACATAGTAGATGTTTATAATTTAGATTTTAGTAAGTATGTATGGATAGACGGTGTATTATTTAGGCTTAATAAAGTAGAAAACTTTAACCCAATGGAATACAATACCACCAAACTATCGTTTCTCAAAGTAATTAATACAAAATATCCAGTAATATAATGGCAGAGCAAAATAATATAGGCTTTAGCGTAAGCGTAAACTCAAACGATGCTACTAAATCGCTAAAAGAACTAAGGGCAGAAATAGATAAAACTACGCAATCAGTTGAAAAACTTGGTGAGCAGTACGGCGAGAATAGTAAAGAAGTAGAAGCTGCACAGAAGCGATTGCAACAGTTACAAGAAGTAAGCAATCAAAAGCAAGAAGAGAATAACCAGCGTATTGATAATGCAGCTAAGACAGTTACAGCGTTATCGGCTGCTTATGGTGGTGTTCAAGGTGCTTTAGAACTTACAGGACTTGCAGGAGAAGATACTATTAAGCAATTAGCTAAAATACAATCTGCACTTGCTATCGGTGATGCAGTACAGAACATAGCAGAGTTTAGAGGTGCTATTACATCTACTTTTAAAGATTTAGGAGCAGGAGCAACAAAGGCATTTCAAGCCGTTAAAGCAGGTATTGGCGCAACAGGTATTGGTGCGCTATTATTAGCATTAGGTGGGATTGTTGCTTATTGGGACGATATTAAAGCAGCGGTAGGTGGAGTCAGTGAAGAACAGAAAAAACTTTTAGAAGATACAAAAGCAGATGCTAAAGCACAACAAGACAAGCTATCGACTATTGATAGTCAAGATAACATCTTAAAACTACAAGGAAAGTCGGAGCGTGATATCTTAGGCATTAAGATTAAGCAGACAGAAGAGGTAATTAGTGCAACAGAAAAACAAGTAGCACAACAAAAGATAGTTTTACAAGCGCAGTTATCAGCTGAGAAGAGAAACAAAGAAATACTACAAGGCATATTAACTTTTGTTACTGCTCCTTTGCAGTTAGTTATTGACGGAGTTAATAAAGTAGCAAAAGTATTTGGCAAAGGTTTCGAATTTAACGTAGCAGAAAAGTTATCAGGCTTAGTTTTTGACCCTAAAGAAACAGAGAAAAAAGGACAAGAAGAGATAGCTGCTTTAGATAAAACGTTAAACGATTTAAAGAATAAAAGAGCAGGTTATCAATTAAGTGTACAAGCTTTAGATAAACAAGCAAGTGATACTGCTAAAGCAAACGCTGATAAGATAGCTACTGACGAAGCTGCTCGACTTGAAAAACAACTTGCAGACGAAAAGAAATATACAGAAGATTTATTAGCTGAGTACGACAAAAGAAAAAATATAGCTAAAAATTCTAAAATATTAACACAAAAAGAAATAAAAGCTTTAGACGAAGCACAAGCAAAAGAAGATAAGGAGAAACAAGCAAAGATAGATAATGAAAGGATAGATGGGCAAATGAAGGTTGTAGCAAGTACAACAAACTTTACTTTGCAAGGTATACAAAAGCAACAAGAAGCAAATAAGGCCGCTGCGGAAAATAAGAATGCTTTAGACAAATGGCTTGTATCTGAAGACAAGAAAAGATTAGACGAAAAAGTAGCAGATACTCAAACTGCTTTAGATGCCATTAGCGCAGTAATAGATCAAAATAGCGTAGCAGGTAAAGCCATAGCAGTTGCTCAAGCAGTTATTAATACGTATCAAGGTGCGACAAAAGCCTTAGGTCAAGGCGGTGTTCTTGGTTTTGTAACTGCTTCAGCCGTAATCGCTGCAGGTTTAATGAACGTTAAAAAGATAGTTTCTACTAAAATACCTTCTGCTTCAGGAACAGGTAGCGCAGGTGGTGGTAATGTATCAGCACCAAGTTTAAACGCATCAGCACCGATTGCCCCACCTACTCCACAAGCACAAACTACAACTTTAGATAGTCAATCTATTAACGCAATAGGTAGTCAAACATCAAGAGCGTATGTAGTAGAAAGCGATGTTACGAGCAGTCAGCAACGTATTGCAGCTATTCAGCAACGTGCAAGATTTGGTTAAATGATAACAATTTAAAAAACTTAATATTTACGAATATGGACTTACCTATTTATTTATTAGACATAAGCGAGGATATGAATGACGATGCTGAGGTAGATTACGTCGCACTCGTAGACAGACCCGCTATTCAAAAGAATTGGAACGCCTTTAAGAACCAACAACGCTTCGAAGTAGTTAGTGAAGATAAGCGTATTATAAGCGGCCCATTAATGCTGGCAGATGTTCCAATTTTTCGCTCCGATGCTACTTACGGCGAGTATTACGTCGTATTTTCTAAAGACACTATTTTTAAGATTGCTCAAAAGTTCTTTAAAAAAGGGTATCAGTCAAACGTAAACTTAATGCACTCGCCTAACGCACAAGTAGACGGGGTTACTATGTTTGAAAGCTTTATAACAGACGAAAGCAGAGGCATCTTACCAATGAAAGGCTTTGAAGATGCACCTGACGGAAGCTGGTTTGGTAGCTTTAAAGTAGACAACGAAGACGTTTGGAACGATGTTAAAGAAGGTAAATTTAAAGGCTTTAGCGTAGAAGGATTGTTTACTTACAAGACAAAGCCGAGCAAAGAGCAAGAACTTATGAATGCAATAAAAGAAATATTGCAACAAGTTAAATGATAAACAAAATCTTTTATTAATATTTAAACAAAAAGAATGATGAACGCAAAAGATGCCATTATGCAAATTAGGGCTTTGTTCGAAGAGATGCCAGTAGTAGAAGCACCAGCTCCTGCGCCTGCACCTATCGAAGAGGTACCTGTTACATTTGCAGAATATAGCCTTATGGACGGAACTAAGGTTATGATTAGCGAACTTGCTATCGGTGGTCAAGTTACATTAGCAGACGGAAGTCCTGCTCCTGCTGGCGAACACCAATTAGCAGACGGAACACAAATCGAGTTAGACGAAACTTCTAAAATCGTATCTATTGAAACTCCAGAAGCAGAAGCGGAAATCGCTGACGAAACACCTGCAGAAATGGGTAAGAAAATGGACGAGAAAATGGCAGACGAAATCGCTGCTTTAGTTTTTGAAAACGAAAATCTTAAAACACAAGTAGCACAATTAGAGGCAAAAGTTAAAAATGGCTTTAGTCAAGTAGCTGAACTTATAGAAGCACTTACAAAGACACCTAACGCTGAACCTATTGCGCAACCAAAAAACACATTCGGTTCTAACGTAACTACAAAAGATATGAAGTACGAAAGGATCGAAAAATTTAGAAACGCTTTATTAAACAAATAAAAATTAAATAAAATGGGTTTTGATGTATCTGCATTAGCAAACTATACAAAAGAAAACGAAGCATTATTAGTAACTTCGTCTGTATTAGGTGCAAAAACCGCTGCTCTTATTAAGAGTGCCGGGAATGTTATGGTAGGAGTTAAGTCAAGTGAGAAAATTAACATCATGGAAACTGATGCTATTTTCCAAGCTGGTGGTACTTGTGGCTTCAACGCTTCTGGTTCTACTACATTCACTCAAAGAACTGTAACTCCAGGTAAAATTAAAGTAAACGAAGCTTTATGTCCTAAAGATTTGGAAGCAAAGTATTTACAAAAAGCATTACCTACTGGTTCTATGTACGACAGTATTCCTTTCGAGCAAGAATTTGCTGATAAGAAAGCTAAAACTATCGCTGCACAATTAGAAACTGCTTTATGGCAAGGCGACACTTCAAGTGTAAACGTGAACTTAAACAAGTTCGATGGTCTTGTTAAATTAATCGGTGCTGCTTCAGGTGTTGTGGCTGCTAACGCTTCTACTTTTATCTCTGGCGCTCCATTATCTTCTATTACTTCAGCTAACGTAATCTCTATCTTTGATGGTGTTTACAGAGCAATCCCGGCTAAAGTTGTAGCTGCTGACGATATGACTATCTTCTGCGGTCAAGATTTATTCCGTACTTACACAATCGCTCTTAAGAATAGCGGTAGCTTCAATTATCAAATTGATGTTAAAGCTGATAGCGAATTTATACTTCCTGGTACTACAATCAAAGTTGTAGCTGTTGCAGGTCTTAACGGAGCTAACAAGGTTTACGCTATGCGTTTATCTAACTTGTTCTTAGGTACCGATCTACTTAACGAAGAGGAGAAATTTGAAATCTTTTACGCTAAGGAGGCTGACCAAGTGCGCTGGGTAGCAGAGTTCAAGATGGGTGTGAATATCGCATTCCCTGACGAAGTTGCTGCTTTCGTTCTTGCATAATTTATAGGGTGAGTTGAAATACACTCACCCACTTTTTTAAAACTAATTAATTTCATAAAATATGCCTTGCGCTTTAACACAAAATTATACTCTTGACTGCAAAGACAGTTTAGGTGGTATAACTGAAGTTTATTTTGCGGCTGAAAATGATATTACCTCAACTACCGAAGCAAGTGGCGTTATTACCGCTCTTGTTAAGGCGTCAGGTAAGAAGTTCTATAAGTACGAACTTGTTAAGGGTACTTCTCAATTAGTTGAGAACGTAAACGCAAACGTACAAAACGGAACTGTTTTCTATGCTCCAGAATTAACTATCGTTTTAAACAAATTACAAGCGAATACAAGAAACGAAATCTTGTTGTTGGCTCAAAACACTTTAGTAGCAGTTGTTAAAGATAACAATGGTAAGTACTGGTACTTAGGTAAAACAAGAGGCTTAGACCTTACAGGCGGTAGCGCAGGTACAGGTACGGCTGAAGGTGATAGAAGTGGTTATACTTTGACATTCACCGGTGCAGAGCCGGCTCTTGCTCCAGAGGTAAACTCTACTGTGGCAGGTCAATTAACTACCGCAGGTTCTTAGGTTGTTTTGGTTTTGTATATAGATGCCCCTGCCTTTAATTAGGTGGGGGTTTTTTATTTTGCAAAGTTTTGTCTGTTAGTATATTTATAGTTGATGATAAGATTAACTAAAGGGCAAACCCAAAATATAATTTTGACACTCACTGAGAAGCAAACGCTTACAAGCCCTAACTATTTATTTGTGTTCGAGAATAGATCAACAAATACAGAAGTTAAGTTTGTTAAGCTAAACAATACGGATATAAGCGCATATAAAGACAGGTACAATGAATTTAGCATTGTAGTTAATAGTTACTTTAATACGTCTTTAAACGGGCAATATACCTACACAATCTACGAACAAGCAAGTACTACAAACACAGACCAGACAGGCTTAAACTTGCTCGAAACGGGCGTTATGGAGCTTTCAGGCACTACTATATCATTCACAGAATACGAAACAACAAGCACATTCACAATTAGACAATAATGGAGATACAAGTATTGACATTTGCGGAAGCAAAGCAGCCAGAATATAAAGAAAAGAAAGGCGAAGGATATATGCAGTATGGTCAAAATAATGACTATCCTCAATACCTATTAGACCTTTTTAACAAGTCAGCCAAGCATAATGCTATCGTAAGAGGCAAAGTGAACTACATTGTAGGCAACGGCTGGGCTGGGGAACAACCTATTGTTAAGCAAGTTAATAGAGAGGAAACTCTTAACGACCTTACAAAAAAGGTTGCTTTAGATTTAGAACTATTTGGCGGTGCTTATATCCAAGTGATTTGGTCAGTAATCGGAGAGCAGATTGCTGAAATGTGGCATTGTGATTACACTAAGATTAGAACTAACAAAGACAACACGCAGTTCTGGTATAAAGAAGATTGGAAAGCTACACGCAGTCAAGAAAAAGCTGAAGTTTATAGTGCGTTCAACCCTAAAAACCCAACGGGAGTACAGATACTTTATGTAAAAGAGTACAGACCAGGAATGAATGTTTATAGCTTACCTGGTTATTTCGGTGCGCTTAACTACATTGAAAGTGATGTTGAAGTTTCTAAGCACGTTTTAGGTAATGCTCAAACAGGCTTTAGTGCAAGTAAACTTATTACACTACCTAACGGAGAACCAAGTCCTGACGAGAAACGTGCAGTTAGCAGACAGTTCGACAATATGTATACGGGTGCAGACGGCAAGAAGTATTTACTTGCTTTTGTAAACGATGCAACTCGTAAGCCTATCGTAGATGACTTAGGCGCAAGTGATTTAACTAAAGAAGATTTTAGTAGAGTAGACGAGTTAATACAAACTAACATATTTAGCGGACACCAAATTACAAGTCCTGACTTGTTTGGTATTGCTACCCCTGGTCAATTAGGTAGTCGCCAACAGATGCGTGATAGCTACGAAATCTTTAACAACACTTATGTACGTTACAAGCAGATGCAACTTGAAGGTGTGTTTAATATGCTTGGACAATATGCAGGTGTAACAGAAGAGTTAAAGTTACAACCTACTGATCCAATCGGTATTGAGTTTAGCGAAAACATCATAAAAGAAGTAGCACCTAAAGAGTGGATATTAGAAAAGCTTGGCATTGACCCTACGCAGTACGGCTTACCAACTGAAACTGAGCAGCCAATGGCAGCAAGTCCTTTGAATGTAAACGAGCATATTAAAGGTCTTAAAGGTAGAGAATGGCAAAATATGCAGCGCATCATTCGTGAGTTTAACAGAGGCAAGATAACAAGGGAACAAGCTACTGCTATGCTAAAGGCAGGGTACGCTTTAAGCGATGACGAAGTAGATACTTGGCTCGGTGCTGAAGAGTTAGAATTTAGCGAAGAGGACTTTCAAGTATTTTATGAGTTTGGAGATGACGAAGATAACTATAACGTATGGAGCGAAAAAACTAAGTTCATAGACAATCAGTTTGAAGCATTTGCTGACGTAACACAATTACAAAGCAACGTTTTAGATTTGATTAGCAAACAAAAGTATATTACTCCTGAAGTTATAGCTACTACATTAAATACAGATATAGCAAGTGTAAAGCGTGTAATAGACACCTTAATCGAAAAGGGTTTTATAAAAGCAACAGAAGTTAAAGTAGGCAAAGGTATAGATCAAAGCATTCAAGTTGAAAGGACTTTAACAAGACCTTTGAGCGAGATTGTAGAAGCTATGAAGCCTCAAACTACTGAAATCTTAATACGCTATGCTTATAAATGGAAAGCAGGTTTTAACAATGCTGATATTAGAACAAGTAGACCTTTCTGCAAGTATTTGATAGGTGCTAAAAAAGTTTACTCAATGAGTGAAATACAAAGTATGAGCGCAAGACTCGGCTATGATGTATTTACAAGAGCAGGTGGCTGGTACACACTTCCTGGAACAAACACGCATTCGCCAAGTTGCAGACACGAATGGAAGTCAATGATAGTAACGAGAAAAAAATAAGAAATGAGCTTAAACACATTATTCATAAGCGTACAGAATATTAAAGACCGCTCTGGCTTACACGCTAACGTAGACGAGAAGCTTGTGCTTCCTGAAATCAAGACCGCACAAGATATGTATATCTTACCTGCGCTCGGGAGTGCATTGTATAATCGACTACAAGCAGGCATAACCGCTAACAATCTAACAAATGCAGAAGTTACTTTATTAGACAACTATATTGCAGATACTTTAGTACACTATGTACTTAGCGAGTTGCCTATGGGTTTATCTTATCAGTTCTACAATAAAGGACTTTTAAGAAAAGGCGGCGAGAATACCGAGAACCCGTCTATGCAAGATATGATTGACGTGGCTAATAGATATAAGGCTCGTGCGGAGTTCTACAAGCAAAGAATGATTAAATACTTAAAAGAATATTCTACGACTTATCCTGAGTACCTTAACCCTGGAAGCGGTATCGATGCAATACACCCTGAAAACGATGCTTATACAACGAGCATCTGGCTTGGCGATTTTGATTGCTGCGCAGGTAAAAGCTTTGAGGAACTTTATCAAGGTAACAAAGGTTGTAGTGATTGCTAATTATGAGTAAAGTAACAACGATTAAAAACCAAAATAAACTGCGTGTTTATTTAGAAAAAATTAAGAATGAGCCTCAGCTTAAATCAAGTAGTAAAACAAATAACGACACTCGGAAACGACCACGAACAAATTAACTTTGTTTACTTCGGCGATGTGTGGGAACGTCTAAGCAACGGCGAGGTAACTTACCCTGCTATGTTCTACACGCTAACGGGAGCAACTATAAACGCTAAAAATATTACTTATAATTTTAGCCTTTATTTTATGGACAGAATGTTAATGGAAGAAAGCAACGAAACCGAAGTGCTTAGTGATATGACTTTAATAGGTCAAGATATTGTTGCGCAGCTTCGTTACCCTAAAGCGATTTGGGATATTGGCGACACTGCTCCATTGACTTACTTTACCGAGAGCGACCCCGACTATCTTGCAGGAGTTAAGATAGATATTACAATGGAATTACCTTACTTAAATGACCGATGCCAAGTACCGAGCATCTATAATTATACAGAATGATAGGCAAAAAAATTAACCAATTAGCGACAGAGTTAGCACCAGTAAGCACCGATTTAACTATTATTGGCGACCCGATTAGCGGAGTAAGTAAGAAGATTACCCTTGCGCAATTAGGTGCTATTTTTAGCGGTGCAGTTTCGTTCTATACTAATCTTGCAGGTTTCCCTGCGACGGGCGATATTAACGTTATTTATTGCGCTAAAGACACGCAGAAACTATACTTATGGAGCGGTAGTGCTTATGTTGAAGTTTTTCCTTCACAAGCACTTTTAGACACTTATCAATTAAGAAGCGAAAAGGGTGTAAGTAATGGTTATGCTTCACTTGATAGCACGGGGAAAGTTCCTATCAGTCAATTACCGAGTTCTATTATGGAATATAAAGGAACTTGGAACGCAGCAACTAACACCCCTACACTTGCGAATGGTACGGGCGACACGGGTGACGTTTACATTTGTAACGTAGCAGGAACAGTAAACTTTGGAGCTGGTCCTATTACTTTTGCGGTTGGCGATTATGTGATTTATTCAGGTTCTATCTGGCAGCGTTCAAGCGGTGCGGTGGGTACAGTTACAAGTGTAGCTGCATCTATTACAGGTAACTCTATTGGCATCACAGGAAGTCCTGTAACAACAAGCGGAACTTTAGCTTTTGCTTTTGCAGGTACGGGAGCGCAATACATAAAAGGAGATGGTACACTTGCTACTTTCCCTTCAACTATTAGTCAGGCTGAAAAATTAATTACAGAAGTTTATAATAGAACGGGTGCGACTTTAACAAAAGGAACTATCGTGTATATCAATGGCGGTCAAGGTAACTTACCAACAGTTACTAAAGCACTTGCAACGGGCGATAGTACAAGCGCACAAACATTCGGAATAGTACAAGCGGACATAACTAATATGAACAATGGTTATGTAGTAGTAGCAGGAAAGCTTAGCGATTTAGATACACAAGCTTACACTGAAGGCACTCAATTATATTTAAGTTCAACTACCGCAGGTACTTGGACAAGTACAAAACAATACGCACCTAATCACTTAGTTTATGTAGGTATTGTAGTAAGAGCGCACCCGACACAAGGAATTGTAGAGATTAAGATACAGAACGGATATGAGTTAGACGAGTTACACGATGTAGCTGCGCAAACACCTACAAACAATGACGGCTTATTTTGGGAGAGTGCGACAAGCCTTTGGAAAAATAAAAGCATCGCAACTGTATTAGGTTACACTCCGCAACCTCAGTTAAACGGAACTGGCTTTGTAAAAGCATCGGGAACAACTATTAGCTATGATAACTCGACTTATGTAACTACTGACACTTTCCAAACTATTAGTGCAAGTAAGACATTTTCTGTTGGCTTATCTTTAGCATCGGCAGGGGGAACAAATCAACTTACTTCTTTTGTTAATACAAGTAGTTTATTTAGCGGTAGCGCAGGTTCTAATGTTTTAGGTTTTAACTCAGCTAACAATATTTATTTTGGTAAGGGTTCAAATAATGGCGGTGTACTTCAATGGACTAATTCAACAGTTCGATATTACACTTTGCCAGATGCAACGGGAACTATTGCTTTAACAAGTGACATACCAAGCTTAACGGGATATGTACCATACACGGGAGCAACTTCAAACGTAAACTTAGGTACTAATGATTTACTAAGTAGAAGCGTTTATATTGAAGGCACTGCATCTTACCAAGCAGGACTTTTAATGAAGCAGATTAGCGGTTTTAATTTTGTAACGGGTGCTTATACGCAAGTTGTACCAAGTGGAATTTATGACTTATATGTGGTGCATAACCAAACAAACGGAACAAGAAGAAGATACGCAATTAGTGTAGCATCTTTACAAGACGGAGACGACTTCCAATATTTAGTGCCAAGAAAGAATGGTACGTTTGCTATGACAAGCGACATACCAAGTTTAACGGGTTACGTTCAAGGGTCTGGTACAACAAACTACCTACCTAAGTTTACAGGTACAAGTACAATAGGTAATAGTGTAATTTATCAAAGCGGTAATTATATTGGCATCGGAACTACTGCTCCAATTATTAGTTTACAAGTTAGGGATTCAGGCAATACTTATTCAGGACATTTTAGCGGTAACGACCAAACAAATGGAGTAGCAATAGGAACATTAAGTTCAAATGTAGCTATTATACAAGGTTATACAAGAACATTTAGTGCAATTAACGATATTGTTATACAACCTTCAGGTGGCAATTTAGGGTTAGGAGTAACACCGAGTGCGTGGGACACAACATTAAGCAAGGCAATACAGTTAAATGGTGGTTCATTATGGGGATATAGTACATCTCAAATAAATGTATTACAAAATGCGTTTTACAATACAAGTGGAGATATTGCTTATGTAAATTCTGCATCTGCTTCTGCTTATAGACAAATTAGTGGAGTACATTCTTGGCATACCGCTCCTTCAGGTACGGCAGGTAACGCTATCAGCTTTACACAAGCTATGACGTTAGATGCGAGTGGTAGATTGGGGATTGGTACTACAAGTCCTTCTGCCGTATTAGAAGTAGCAGGTACATCAGCAAACACTGACTTTAGAATAAGCAGAACAGTTAGTTCAAGCACTTACTTTTATATCAAAGCACCGGGAGGTAGTCCAAGCACTTCTACAATGGGGGTTAATGGTGTAGACGTAATGGCATTAAATGCTTCAGGTAACGTAGGTATAGGTATGACAACTCCTAATGCTAAATTAGAAGTTACAAGCGGAGTGCCTGTTAGTGCAGAAGTACAAAGATGGAGTTATAACAATGGGAACGCTGATTTTAGTTTAAGATTAAGACAAGATGTTTCAAGTGGTTTAGTTAAACACGTTTTTGATGTAGTAAATAATGCGACTACTTATTCAAACAACTTAGTTTTAACAAATGGCAACGTAGGTATAGGTACTACAAGTCCTTTAAGTGGAGTATCAGGAGGCGGATTACAAATTACAAATTCAACTGCTGCATATGTAAGAGTAAACGCAACAGGATTTACAGGTCTTGATTTAATACAAGGTACAGATGGAACAGGTTATTTATGGCAAAGAGATAATAATGATGTAAGGTTTGGTACTAACAACACCGAGCGTATGAGAATAACAAGCGGTGGGAATGTAGGGATAGGTACTACAAGTCCTGACAGACCACTTGATATTTATTCCGCAAGCACAGTAGGTATAGCAAGGATAAGGGCAAATAATGCAAACGGTGCGGCTATAACAATCCAAAATGATGAAAACTCACAAAGCATATCTATGTATGCGGTAGGTTCTTCTGGATTTGGTATAGGCGGTTGGGCTGGAAATGCGGTTTTAGAGTCAATAACAGGAGTGGTTTATAGTGCATATAATGGTAATCATATATTCCAAACTGGGGTAAGTGGTCGCACCGAGCGTATGAGAATAAAGAGTAACGGAATAATAAACTTATCAAATGTTCCAAGTTCAAGCGCAGGTTTATCAAGTGGAGACGTTTATAAAACAGTTGCAGGAGTATTAATGATTGTATAATAAAAAAAACAAATAAAAATGGCATTAGAAACAAAATGGGTAGTTTCCCAATTAGACACCGCACCAAGCGAAGATGGTTTAACCGATGTAGTTAAAACAGTGCATTGGCGCTATCAAGGGCAAGATGCAGAATACTTTGCAGAAGTATACGGAACAATGGCTTGTGCTACACCTTCAGGCACTGACTTCACTGCTTACGAAGATTTAACTTACGAGCAAGTATGTTTGTGGCTTGAAGCAGGATTGGACAAAGAAGCTATGGACACTAACTTAGCTGCTCAAATCGAGTACCAAAAAAACCCACCGATAATTCAACTTCCACTACCTTGGGATAAATAAAATCTATATATCTTTACAAAAATTTAAAACAATGAAGTACAAACAACTACTACAATTAGTAAACAACATCAACGCAGTTATTGGCAGTTCCGAAACAAAAACGCAAAAGAAACTTGTTAAGATTTTCGAGAAGGTAAAAAAGCACCACGAAGATTACCAATCAGAAGTTGAGATTTTACGTTTAGATGCAGCACAAACTGACGAAAAGGATTGTTTATTACTGACAGACAAAGGGGAATACAAATTCTCTAAAGAAGGCATTAAGAAGCTTACAAAAGATATTGATGCGCTAAATGATAAAGAATTTGATTTTCAAATAATTAATGTTGTTAATCCAGACGGGCTTCAGGACTTTACCTTCCTACAAGATTGGACAACGGGCATAGAATTTAACAAACAAGAAGAAGAAGAATTATAATGGCAAATAACCACCAAGCAGACCAATCAACAATCGTAAGCGTAGTAAGTGCTATTTTAAGCCTTACTTCTATTCAACCACTATTCACATTGTTGGCGAGTTTGGTGGCTATTGTTTCTGGTGTAATGGCAATCCGTTACTACTACAAAATGACCAAAAAGATTAAATGAGAATAATACTTTTAGCTTTATTACTTACATCTTGCGCTTCTGTTAAGAAGTTCGAAAAGAGATTTGATAGCACAGGGACTACTAAGATAGACTCTGTGCATCTTACTTTTTATGATAGCGTTACCAAGATTATAGAAAAGGAGCAAGTATTTACCAAAACTATTACGATTTATGACACAGTTCGTATTTCAAAGGATAGCGTTATAGTTGTTCCTAAGGTTGTGACTAAATGGGTGTACGAAACAAAAGAAAAGGAAACCAATAACAACCTGACTAAAAAAGACACAATAGCGTTTAATCGCACAGAAACAGCCCAAATTTCGATTGTAGATAAAAACAAGGTAACTACCGCAAATAACTTTTGGAAGGCTCTAATCGGTCTAATAATAGCGATTGTGTTAATTTTAGCATATTGGAATAGATTATGGAAGTAAACAAAGCAGGAAAAGACCTAATTAAAAGGTTCGAGGGGTGTAAGCTAAAGGCTTATAAATGTCCTGCTGGTTTATGGACTATTGGTTATGGGAACACTTTTTATGAAGATGGCACGAAAGTTAAGGAAGGCGATGTAATAACTCAGGAACGTGCGGAGCAGTTATTCGATTTGATTGTTAATGATTTTGCTGAACAAGTCGATGCGCTTGTAAAGTCAAATGTTACGGAAAACAATTTTGCAGCGATTGTATCGTTTACTTTTAATGTAGGTGTAAGCAACCTTAAGAAAAGTACTTTGCTTAGAAAGGTAAACGCTAACCCTAAAGACAAAACTATATCTGCGGAATTTAGAAAATGGGTACGGGCAAACGGCGAGGTGCTTAAAGGTTTAGTGAGGCGGAGAGAAGCCGAAGCAAAACTATATGAGCAACTTTAGAACTATATTAGTAAACTTACTATCCGACGAAAGCAACAGTATTAGCCATAAACGAGT